TACACCCACAAGAACACCAGCAAAAACGAATTATTTAAATAATCGTGACATCTTAAAACAAATACACCTAAGCAAAAATACCTACTGTGCATACCTAGATCCTGTAACAGATCATCAGTATGACATCATTTTGCCCACGCTGGCCAAAATCAATCAACGCACCATTGCTGAAGCTAGACGCAATCGGGCCGACAGATTAAAGCGCGAAGGCGTCGTTGTAGACCCAAAAAAGATACCAAATACCGACCTAGTGTTCCGCATTACATGTTGGGATCACATACCCATGGCTCCAAAAAAAGTGCCCAAGACCTCAGCAAAAAAGAAAAAAATTGAAGACATTTTTGAATTGGAATTAGATGCCGAAGAAGATCCCCTAGCGGAATTGTTGGACATTCCGGTGTTGGATGAAAAACATGTTAGACTAAACTTTCCACCATTTTACCACTACCGATTAGATGAAAACAAACAACCGTTTCAAGTAGGCAAGAGTCATTGGATCGGCGATTTTGAACACGGTGAATTTTCCAAAGACCACGGCAATGCCACACGTACACTAGCCACCATGTACATGAAGCTATGCGAACGCTATGCTACTCGTAGCAACTGGCGTGGCTACACCTACAACGAAGAAATGCGTGGACAAGCGTTACTACAGTTAAGTCAAATTGGCCTGCAGTTTGACGAGTCAAAAAGTCAAAATCCGTTCGCTTATTATACAGCGGCCATTACCAATAGTTTTACTCGTATCTTAAATTTAGAAAAGAAAAATCAAAACATTCGTGATGACATGTTGGAACAGGCCGGATTAAATCCTAGCTGGACTCGTCAGAACGCTGGCAAAAAGAATCCCAACTTTGGTGCTGTGGTTACTAACATTGACATTGCCGAATACAACAACGACGATTAAACAAATGGATAAAAAGTCTGTATATTGTACTGCGCCGTGGAACGGATTAACTATTCGCGAAAATGGGCATGTGCGTACTTGCTGTGTTGGAAAAAATATTATTTTAGATTTAAATGTAGATCAAATTAATAATATTGAACAATCTACGGCGTTGCAGGAAATTCGCAACAAAATGCTGGCAGGAGAACCTGATTTAAAAAACTGTGCCAACTGTGTCAAGCAAGAAAAAAATGACGGCTATTCTTCATTGCGAAACCACTACAATTCCTATTACCCTAATTTTGATCCAAATGTCCTAGAGTTAAAATTTATTGATCTCAGATGGAACAACACTTGTAACTTGAGTTGTATGTACTGTTCCCCCACGTTCAGCAGTACCTGGGCTGACAAATTAAAAACAATCAATTTAAAACCAATCAATCCTTATCATGAAGAACTGTTGACCTGGATACTAGAACAAGCCGGTCATGTAAAAGAACTTATGCTAGTGGGCGGTGAGCCATTGTTGATGAAGCAAAATTACAAATTGTTAAAGGTGCTTCCGTTAGATTGTCGTATCAGTATTATTACCAATCTAAGTTATGATTTAAAAAATTTACCTTGTCTGGAAGATCTTCTCAAAAGACCGCCTGGTACTATAGTGTGGAACATCAGTGTAGACAATGTACAAGAACAATTTGAATATGTGCGGCAAGGCGCAAGTTGGACCCAATTAGTAGACAATATTGAGTTTTTAAAACAACACTGGCCAGACAGCTGTTCAATCAACATGGTTTACAGCATGTTCAATGCATTGGACCTACTTAAGATTTTTAAAACTTTTAAATCTTTTGGTTTGGAAAAATTTAATTTATTGCCGTTAGAGGGCAACGATTCGATGAATCTATCCTACATGCCAGGACCCATTCGGCATGCAGCTAAAGCACAGTTGATTGCAGTTGTTGAATATCACCAGCAGTCGCTTCATCCAGAAGACCAGTTTTTGTATCCAATTCAGGGGGTTGAGTCGTTTCTTGCACAGTTAGATAACCAAACTGACAACAAAGTAACCACTCGTGCTGATTTTCAAAAACAAATTAAATGGTATGACCAATGGAGTAGTATTCCGTTTGACGATCTCTGGCCTGACGTAATCACAATGACCGATCAACATCTTATCTAACCAGTTTACTTGTATTTGTCTAACGTATTGTGTATAATTTAATCTATGAGTCTATTTAAAAAAGTAGCAGTGTGTACCGACATCCACTTTGTCCTAAAGTCAAACAGTCTTGTTCACAATCAAGATTGCAGTGATTTTATTGACTGGTTTATAGCCACAGCCAAGCAAAACGGTTGCGAAACCGGCATGTTCCTGGGCGATTGGAGCCACCAACGTGCGGCTATTAACATGCAGACGCTACAGTATAGCCTGCGTAGTTTGGAAAAACTATCTCGAGCCTTTGACCGCTTTTACTTTATTCCGGGCAATCACGACCTGTACTATCGTGACAAGCGTGATATTTACTCAACTGAGTGGGCCAAGCACATTCCCAACATTCAAATTGTCAACGATTGGTTTCAAGACGGAGATGTTGTAATTGCTCCTTGGCTAGTAGGTGATGATCATAAACGGATCCCAAAAATGAGTGCCAAGTATATGTTTGGTCACTTTGAGTTGCCGCACTTTAAAATGAATGCCATGGTAGAAATGCCCGATCACGGCGAAGTTAAGGTAGAGAGTTTTGGCGGCTTTGACCGGGTGTTTTCAGGGCATTTCCATCTTAGACAACAGAAAAAGAATATTAACTACATTGGTAATTGCTTTCCACATAACTATGCCGATGCCGGTGACGCGGATCGTGGCATGATGATACTGGAATGGGGGGCTGAACCAGCATATCACTCATGGCCAGGACAACCATTGTACCGGGTACTAAAATTGAGCCAAGTCATAGATTCAGCACCCAAAATACTTGTGCCCAACATGCATGTGCGTGTTGAATTAGACATTGACATCAGCTACGAAGAAGCTAACTTTATTAAAGATACTTTTGTCAAGGATTATCGCTTGCGAGAAATGGCCTTGATTCCTGTTAAAAGTACCGCAGTAGATTTAGACATGGCACCAGGAGAAGTCAAGTTTGAAAGTGTGGATCAAATTGTAACTGATCAGCTGACCAATATTGAAAGCGATTTTTACGATCCTAAGTTATTGTTAAAGATCTATCAAAATCTATGAGATTGTATTTCAATGGGTGTAGTCATACCTACAGCGACGACCTTGACAATAAAAATCTAGCATGGCCTACGGTGCTGTCCAATCAACTTGGTTACTCATTTGTCAATGACAGTATGTTGGGTGGTACCGACAATTGTATCAAATACAGAACCCTAAAGTATGCTGATCAGTTTGACAAGTTTTATATTGCGTGGACCTATATCAGTAGATTTACTCGTTATTGTGCAGACATGAATTGTTGGCAACAGCAATTCCAGAATTAACAAATTTATTATGACTCTACCCAAAAATCTGCTTGTTTATTCTAATTCCTGTAGCTTCGGCGCATCAGGGCAAGGACATACCATTTATCCGGAGCTTGTAGCAAACAATCTTACAGCTCAATTAATTAATCGCGGCAAAGATGGATCATGTAATCGTCGAATTATAAGAACAACTTTGAGAGAGTTAAATGAATTAAAAAAGAAACATAAAAATATTTTAGTGTTGATTGGATTGACATTTATTTCAAGAACTGAATTGTGGCAACCGTGGTTACCAGTAACGGACAACGACGGGCATTTTTCATCTATTATGATCAATCATAACAAAATAGATTGGAGTATTAGTGGATTAATAGATACTATTATGCCAAATATCGAACAGTTAGCGGACCCGCAGATTCAAGAATATTATAAGCAATGGTTAACTCACTATCATCCAGAAAGCGAACTTACTAATTTATTAATCGATCTTATAATGTTTACTGGATGGGCCAAAAATGCCAATATAAATTATTGTATTTTTTCAGCTGTTGATGTGTTACCAGGCAACAACAAAGTTGGGTATAATTCGCCGTTTATTAACAGTCTTCGTAACGAAATTGAAGCGGACTCATGCATAATCGATCCGTGGAATTTTAGTTTTGGTGGTTATGCATTCGCTCATGGGCTGAAACCCAAGGACTACAATCGTTATAAACATCACGGACACCCGGGAGAGGAAGCGCATACACTATTTGCAGACTTCTTATTAACTCATTTACAGAATAAATTATTATGATCTATATTAAAAATTTAACCGTCAAGAATTTTATGAGCGTGGGTAATGCTACTCAGGCCATTGATTTTGATCGCAAGGACTTGACACTTGTACTGGGTGAAAATTTAGACCTGGGTGGTGATGGATCACGCAACGGCACAGGTAAAACCACAATCATTAATGCGCTGAGCTATAGCCTGTATGGCCAAGCACTCAGCAACATACGCAAGGATAACCTAGTTAACAAGACCAACAATAAAAACATGTTGGTCAGTTTGGATTTCAGTGTAGGCGGTAAAGATTATAAGATCGAGCGTGGCCGTAAACCTAACTTGTTAAGATTCTTTGTAAACAATCAAGAACAAGAAATTACCGACGAAGCGCAAGGCGATTCAAGAGAAACACAGGATGCCATTGAACAAACATTGGGTCTCAGTCACGATATGTTCAAACATATCCTAGCACTTAACACTTATACAGAACCGTTTTTAAGTCTCAAGGCAAATGATCAACGTACCATCATTGAACAGTTGTTGGGCATTACCATGCTGAGTGAGCGTGCCGACAAAATTAAAGAGCATAATAGAGCTACCAAAGAAGGCATCACACAAGAAGAATTTAGAATTCGTGCTGTTCAAGAAGCCAACAAACGCATCGAAGAACAGATTGAATCGTTGAAACGTAGACAAACATTATGGACGACCAAACATGCCGATGATATCAAGGAACTTGAGAAAGCCCTTAAGGCGTTGCAGAATATACAGATTGAGGTAGAGATCCAAGCGCACAAAGATCATAAGGAATGGGATCAAAAACGCAAGGATATCAACGAACTATCAAGTCAGATCTCACGAGTCAAACTGGATATCAGTAGGGAGGAAAAGCTGGTTGTCAAACTATCAAAAGAAATTGAAACGCTTGCAAACCATGAATGTCATACGTGCGGCCAACCCTTCCACGACAGTAAGCACCAACAAGTTCTGGAAGCGAAACAGAGCGAGTTGGCAACGGCTCAAGAGAGTGGCGCAGAATTTAGCACCCTGTTATCAGAGTTGGAGACTGCCCACACATCCCTAGGCACGTTAGGCAAACCACCTACAATATTCTACGACAAAGAGTCGGATGCTATACAGCATCAAGCCACAGTAGCCGGCCTAGAACAACAAATTGCCGCCAAACAAACAGAAACAGATCCTTACGGTGAACAAATCACTGAAATGCAACAACAAGCCCTACAAGAGATTACCTATGACACACTTAACGAACTTACTCGCTTACAAGAACACCAAGACTTCTTACTCAAGCTACTCACAAGCAAAGATTCATTTATCCGCAAAAAGATTATTGAACAAAATCTTAGCTATCTCAACGCTAGACTAACACACTATTTAGATCGTGTGGGGTTGCCACACACTGTGGTGTTCCAAAACGATTTAACTGTCAGCATCGAAGAACTAGGCCGTGAGCTAGACTTTGATAATTTGAGTCGTGGTGAGCGCAATCGATTGATCCTAAGCATGAGCTGGGCATTCCGTGATGTGTTTGAAAGTTTATATCAACCCATCAACGTGTTGTTTATAGACGAAATGATTGACAATGGGCTGGATACAGCAGGTGTAGAGAATGCCTTGGCCTTGTTGAAACACATGAGTCGTGAACGACACAAGAGTATTTGGCTAGTTAGTCACAGAGATGAACTTGCCGGTCGTGTTGAAAATATCCTTAAGGTTGTCAAAGAAGGTGGCTTTACCAGTTACAACACGGATGTGGAAATTGCGTAGACTAAAAGTTTTACATATTGAACCCACTGACGTTTGCCAGGCCGCATGTCCTTTGTGTGCTAGAGAGACTGACCCAAACTTTAATAAAAGTTCAAAACATCATTTGCGTATAGAACAAATACAAAAACATTTCAGTGATCGAGTAATTGGTAATCTGGACAAAATGTTCATGTGTGGAAACTATGGCGATCCGGCTGCGGGCTACTATACCATGGACATCTATAACTACTTTAGAAAAATTAATCCAGAAATTGTGTTAGGCATGAATACCAATGGTGCTGTTCAAAGTACGTTCTTTTGGCATGCTCTAGGAAAACTATTCAATAAACCCAACGATTTTTGCGTATTCAGCATTGACGGACTGGAAGATACCAATCAGATATATCGTAAAAATGTAAGCTGGGAAAAGTTGATGAGTAATGCTCAAGCGTTTATATCTGCAGGCGGGAGTGCTCATTGGGACATGTTGGTTTACAAACATAATCAACACCAAGTAGATGCTTGTGAACAATTGGCCCGAGACATGGGATTCAAATGGTTTCGTGCCAAGATTAGCAAACGTGGGTTTACTGATCGATTAGAATTTCCAATAGGGTGGCAACCCTTAGCAGTTAACCAGGGGCCTATCAAATGCCACGTGCTCAATGAAAAAAGTATGTACATTGATGCCCAAGGTCGTCTAAGTCCGTGTTGCTGGTTTGGAGCCACCCAACGAGATTTTGTCAAGGACGATTTAAAAACTGTAAAATTAACCTGGAAAACAGATACACCCAATTCAGTATGTGTCAGTGCCTGTTCTACAAACAAAAATAAAACAGTATTCCAAGATCAATGGCAACGCGAGGTTGAATTGTGTTAGCCGCCTGGCATTTTCATATTGAGATTAGTTCAAAGTGTACACTGCGTTGCCCGCGTTGTGCTCGCCAAGAAGTTTCCGATAGTTTAGTAAACACTGAATTAGATTTAGAATTTTTTAAACGCAATTTTACTCCAGAGTTTATTCTTGAGAATATAGAAAAAATTACATTCTGCGGAGATGACGGAGATCCTATCTACGCCCACGATCTTATATCAGTAATTCAATATATTAAATCAATTAAACCGGTTGAGATTGTTATTGTTACCAACGGGTCACACAAGAAACTAGAGTGGTGGCAGGAACTGGGAAGTGTGCTTACTGAGCAAGATACTGTACACTTTAGTATTGACGGATACGATAATGCTAGCAATAATTTGTATAGGGTAAACAGTGATTTTGCATCAATTATAAAAGGCATTGAAAATCTTAGACTCACAAGCAAGTGTCGCTTAGTATGGGCGGCTATAGCATTTAAGTTTAACGAAGACCAAATTGCCCACATGCAATCTCTAGCAGTAAATTTAGGCATGGATGCTTTTCAACTTACTAAATCTACCAAGTTTGGTAGCGTTTATCCCAATTATGGTAACAACGATCCGCTTGAACCTAGTAAAAAATTTGTTAGTGGATCACATAGGTTTGAAAGAGAGGTCATAGCGCTAAGTTCACGTGGGCTTAATTCACAGGTAAACAAACAAAATATACAGTTATACAAATCAGTGCAAGAAGCAAATGGTGTCAAACCGTTATGTGAAATTGGTAATAAAGGATTATATATTGACGCACAAGGTAGATTATTTCCTTGTTGTTGGGTAGCTAATAGATATAGTCATAACTCAGAGTGGAAAGGTATTGCTAACAAGTTTGATTTAAATTGTCGTACACTTGCTGATGCTATATCTGATAATTTTTGGGCAACAACTTTTAAGACTTTTAGCTGGCAAGAGTGCCAAACTAAGTGTGCAACAGGTAGAGTGGATGAAAAATATGCAACTGAGTGGTAAGGTGATAATTACTAGTCCATGGTATGGCTGTATGAAAACACTCAAATTGAACAACTGCCTGAAGATTGTGTTGGATTCGTTTATTTGATTACGAACAATGTATCAGGTAAAAAATATATTGGCAAAAAATTAGCAAAGTTTAGCAAGACAACATACAAGGTAGTAAAATTAAAGAACGGCAATAAAAAACGCAAACGAATTAAGAGCAAAATAGATTCAGACTGGCAACTATACTATGGAAGCAACGATCAACTCAACAAAGACATTGCAGAGCTAGGCTCAGACAACTTCACAAGAGAAATATTATTTTATTGCAAATCAAAAGCAGAATGCAGTT